TTTGAATTACACGTACGGCCACCGCACAACCCCAACTGGGGAGTTGCCGTAGCTCGTCAGTGAGATGTCAACGGCTGGAGAACCAGTAGCGAATGGGCCAGTGTTGGTGGCGTTCGCAGTGATTGTGTAGCTCGTCTGCGTCGAAGTGATCTGGTAATACCCAGACCACATCAGCGTAGTTGAGGTCACACCCACCGCTGGCGCCACAATGGCTGGAGCAGTGTTGTTGAGGATCGCACTGATGGGCGTAAGCCCAGTGGACAGTGTGAACGCCCCAATGCCACTAACTCCAGCTGTCCCAGAAGTCCAGTACAATTGCAGCTGAACCACGTCACCGATCTGCAAAGTGGATGGCAATGTGATAACAGTTGCCGCCACACTGACACCGGACAACACTCCTGATGTGGTTGCAACATGATTGGCAGTGCTACCAAAAATGTTGGTGGTTGTACATGGTCCACGAGTGAAATGTGCCCAGCCTGTCCGGTCCATATTAAGGATCGGCTTGTCTAAGCACACATCATACGTAACCCACAACTCCCCCACGACAGAGGTGGTTGGGACGCTTGCACCCGGCGCTACCGCCAGCTGGAAAGTCCCCATGTCCGTAGCAGTAAGTGGCGCCGACGAATCACCCGTCCTCACAAGATAAGCATTCTGGGTGTTCAGCCCCTTGGCACACTCAACACCATACATGACACAATGGTCTAGTCGGTTAGAAATGGCCTCGGCACTGTTCTCCATCTGGAACTTAGAGGTGTATGCGGGTGAAATCGGATTGTACTCCATAGACGCAACAACTGACCCAAGAGCTGAACCCGCCAAGTAGGGAGACGCAGTGGAGATGAACTCGAACACAAGCCCACCCATGACGTACTCCTCATAATTGGCAGCCAACTGTGACAGGAAAGGGAAGGTTTGCCTCAAACCAATGTTGATAGGGTACGAGTAGTTGATGAACTGACCAGCAGTTCCGGAAGTGACAACGTCACCCAGGAACTCCCGGTGCTGCACTCGTAAACATGAAGCACCCCCTGACGCCTTGAAGGACAGAATTGGATCCATCCCTGAAGGATTCATGAGGGTGTTCACCCGCACAGTGTTGGTTGAGTAATCCCCACTCCCAATCAACTTAGATAAGCGACGTGCCAAATGGACTCCGGCAGCAGATCCAATAGGACCGGCCAACCCTCCAACACTGGCACCCGCTGCCACAAGCAGCTTCTTCACCTCCTTGTTGTCCTTAACAATTGGAGCAAGGGCAGACTTCAAAGCATTGGGTATTGCTGAGAAGCTTCGCTTCATATCAGAGACCGAATATGCCCCAGATCCGGTCAACTGTGCGGCCTTTCGCGCGGCCGCTCTACGCTTCTTCTGACTGTTGGTTCTCGTAAGTGATGTTCTCGGCGCAATGCTACACTCATCGTAATGCGCCACTGTAGCTGGTCTCACCTGCATAAGTGTACCCGTCTTGCCACAAGACCCCCAAATTCAAAGTAAAGGGGACGCTCATCGCACTTCTCATCTAGCAAGATCAACGCTATGTGCAATACTAGACCGTTTTGGGGCGCCCAAGGCACCGTGACACACAGACGCGTCCTCGGCTACCCCCGACTCGTGAAAACATCACTATCATTAGGGGTCGT